CGCACAGCATCGATGATTGTACTTGTCCGGTGATGAGTCGGCATCAAGAGATCATTGAACCTCGTTCGGTGTCATAATTCGACACATCCCCAATCGGATATGTCAAACAACCAGATGAGCTCACTCAGTCTGGGTCATAGTAGATTCCATCGAGATGACAACCTCGACAAAATGCCTAATAGGCTAGATGGGTAAAAAGCTGAACGCATTATTTGGTGATTAGCAAATTAATCACATATCATTATTCAATGTCAGCTCCCTATTAGATTGTTACATATGGTGTTAACAATTAACCACCATTGACAATTAAGTCAAATGCACACCAGTCAAAAGAAAGGTGACTAGCGCCCCCATATGACCAAGAGCTAGATTACTCTTCGTTACACAAGAATGCAGAGGGCAGTCGCGAACCCCCAGGCAAGCAAGCTTGCCTGGGGGTATCCCGCGAACGGGGAACCAAGCGATTTATCGCATGGTATGGGATGACACTCTCCCCCCTACTTTAGGGGAAGCATCATAAGAAAGAGCCGAAGATAAAGAATCCAGAAATGTTTTCTTAATTGGCAATTTCACTTCATCAACAGACAATTCAGTCTGATCGATGAGTTTAAAATCATCATCATCATGATTAGGGATCATTAAAGGCTTACACCTTGTCCTAAATTGATCAAGTTCTGACATCATAGACATTAATTTAGTCTTTTCTAGGACACCATTGGTATTAGAGGGGATTCTGACGACTAACATATTAGTATTACCAGCAGTCATGCCAGTGCTTGTAAAAGTGAAACCGTCGACATAACCTGGATTGACAACTTGTATGAAGAAATTAAGGGTAGCGGTCAAGTTAGAAGAACCAAGACCATTAACGTAACTAGTCGAGTCATTAAACAAAACAGCCAGGCCAAGAGCGGAACCAGTCAACGTCCTAGTTATAGTTGAAACAGCAGTTGGGTTATTTGCCATCAAACAAACCCAGAACAACCCTATGGTTGGGAACAACACAGATGAGGGTGATGTGGAGGAAATTTTAAGAGGAAGGTTAGTCCCAACTTCACTGACAGGACCAGAGTTACCCCATGGATTTGATGCAGTTGAAGTGAGCGCAGGGAAACCCTCGATAAAAGCGAAGTCATTTAATGACCCCGCATTAGTAAGCTGTAAAGGCCGAATCATATCAAACTGGAACTCGACATATAATTCACCGTATTCCTGACCGATGGCCCCAGATGGGAGACCACTTGTCATAAATTCAAAATGCCCCATGTCGTAAAACTTGGTCACCTCATTAATGGGTGCGCCAGAGTTAAACGATGAGTAAACAAAGTATTCTGTCAATGGCATGTGAGCATTGGCAGATTTACCACGTTTCTTTTTGAAGGAATCATGGGTCAAATTTGTGAATGGAGCGGCTCTGTCAGAACCAGGGTAGTTTTCAGCTTCTGTGGCACTAGCAAAGGCCCCAGAATCAGGGTCGACGTTAGTTGCCATTATGACCTTGCCAGCTGTTAAATTAGAACCAGAGGCTGTATAAGCCTCAGAAACATAGTGGAATTTTAAGTACCTACACTTATACTGCTCGTAGTTTGCTGCTATACGAGAGAAAATTGGGAACAAGGAAGAGTTCCCAGGGTTAAGGTACAAATTAGCTAAATGACTAAATCCCAATGAAGTTGGGATAATATCCATGACCTTTTCCAACCTCCTGGGGAAATGGTCTACAATAGCACTATTATTGTGCATTTGTAAAGCTTTATTTAGGCCGTCGGTCTCCAAAACAGAGTCGAACGTCCTAGCCAAAACGGGGCTAGATTTTTGTTTTGGCTTTGGTTTATGTTGCTCTTTAGCTTGTGATTTTGGTTTGGCTTGTTTAGTGATCTTCTTCACGGCCAAATCAATAGCATGAGCAAGTTTTTTGTCTATAGTTTTAGACATAGTTATTTAAGAATAATGTTAAAGGGAAAGAGAGAGAAAGAGAAAGAATTATTATACTTCGTAATCCGGTTACAGCAAGTGCTAATAATGATAATAAAAGGCGGTGGGGTGGCCCTGGCCTAAACAGGGACTGTTCATCTCATAGAAACCAGTGGGGGAGCCGTGCAGTCTCTTGACATTTTGTTTAGTACGAAAATTTAACCCTTTCGGAACGTTTTGGTCCATTACTCTATGAAACACCCTTGGTGATTTAAGGCATCACCCGAAACCTATAATTTAAAACTAGTCTTTGACCAAAAGGCTGTTGGGCCATCGGTCCCGAAATCACCCAACCTCGAAAAACAAGACGGAATGACGAAACCGAGCCCACCAGGCAACTTTCGATCTAACCAGTATTTTCCAATGCCGCTGAGCGTCACTGGTTTGGAATTCCACACATCCCAGTCGTTCAATCTATTCTTGATACTAGAATAAACTTTCATCCATCCTCTAGTGAAAACAGACTGAGAACTGATATGTAGTAACTGCAATGCAAACTCAGGCCACACGCACATGCCATTATAAATTGATTTGGCAGCACCTATGACCATCTCCTTGTAATCCATATGTGGTGGGAGCGTGTGGAAGGAAGCAAACTTCATTAAAACGCGAACCGGATTGGGCACCAAACAGGTACCCCTCAACGTATCAACGAAGAATGCCGAACAGAAGGAAACTTCTAATTTATTAGCCCTATATATGGTTTCAGCTTTGAACCCAAACCGAGCCATACCTAATTTAAAATCAGTTTTCCTAGAACAATTGATAACACTGTCATCACCCATCAATAAGATCCTAAACTCATTGAGAGCTTGACGAAGAGTCAACTTATGTTCATTTTGATAAATATATAAATGTATTAAACCATTGAGGAGGCTGTTACCAATGGATGTCCA